GACCCGACCGTCGAGATCCCTTGGATCGTCGACGTTCCCACACCCTGCCCGAGCACCACAGCCTTCGTCGTGTACTGCTCCACGTCGACCAACGCGTCGATGCCGTTCGACGACAACCCCTCGTAGGCGCCGTCGTTGCCCTCCTCGTAGCGGGTGACAACGACTGTCGGCGCCGACGTGAACAACGTCGACGCGATCGCAGCGTCCAGTGTCCCGTTCGGATTCACCCGCCACTCGGCGCCAGCAGCACGACACACCGCATCCAACGCCTCACGACGCGTCACCCACTGAAACGTTGCGGTCACCGAACCGGCACCCGTGTTTGTCACCGTCCCAGCCGACAACGACGACGGCCGCAAATCGCCAACCCACTGCGACAGGGTCCCCGTCGTGCGGGTCACCGCCGACGTCAACAGGTCACCGATACCGTCCGGTGAACCCAGCCACCACGACAAGTCATAACCCTCGAACGTGCGCGGATACTTCTTCGTGACGACACCGGTGAAGATCGACGACGCCAGGATGTTCGCATCCGAGAACGAGTCGATCGGCTCGAGCCGTGTCGGGGTGATCACAATGTGATCGAACCCGTCGACCGCATCCCACGCCGACCACGGCGCCGAATCCTTCAACGTCACCGTGAACGAGCCTGGCTTCATCAACCGTTGCGTCACCGTCACCGGTTCACCACCCGCTGCCGCCACGACACCGCACCGAAATACTGGTCGACAATGTTCGCCGCCTGATTGCCGGCAGCCGCAGACGAACCACCCAACTCGATACCGAGACCGAAGTTCCCCGACGTCGCCGTCGACGTGTTCACAATCGACGTCACACCCGTGTCCGTCGTATGTGCCGCGGCCATCGCGAACACCACCCGGTTCCCGTTCGCATCATTCGATGTCACCCGGATACCGCCCGTCACGTTCGTCCCACCAACAGCCGACGACATCGCCAAACCCCACTGTTGGGCGACACGCGCACCCCAGGCGCCGAGCGCGACATGTGCGCCGCGCTGCAACGTCCACACCACGAACCGTTCGCCCGACTGGATTTTCACCGACACCTGCTCGGGCGAGTTGCGGAGGATCTGCAACGGCTGCGCGTCATCGAGGTTCGGGGCGCGACCGAGACGGACGCCGTCGGAATGCTCCACCCCGATCGACTCCCAACCGGAACCCGACGCATACACCTCGAACGTCCCGTCGGCCGCCGTAGTCGACGGGGCGGCAGTCAACCGGACCAGACCGTTTGAGATCCGCCAATCCAACGCGTAGGGCACCTGACGGCCCGTCACCGGATACCAGTTGCCGTCCGAATACTTCACCTCGAGCAGGCAGGCGCCGCCGTAGTAGTCGACAGGCGCAGCCGAATACCGCCACGCCGTCAACGACAACGGGGCAGCAATCCGATAGGCACGCGCCGTCGCCGTCACCGAGAACGTGAAATCGGGCTGACGGGTCCATTCCGACGCCGACGTCAGATCAGGGCCAGGGTCAAACGTCTCATCCGGTGCGTAAGCGACCACCGTCGACGGCGTCGAAATGCCGTGACCGTTCGTCCGAACAACAGACTGGACCGTCACCTCAAAGGTGGGGTTCGCATAGTCGGTCAGCCGCTCGAGCGTCACCGAACAGTTCATGGTGCGACCGGCGTTGATCATCATCTGATCAGACGGGGCCTGCACACCGACCACCCGGTAGAACCCGTCGAACGAATCGTCGGCCGACCAGACGACCGGCACCACTTCCTCGTCGCGGTTCTCGACCAGACCAAGCATCTGCTGACGCAACGGCTGCAACGCAGCCACCGTCGCCGCGGCAGGGATCACATGGAAACCGAACGTGACCGTGTTGCCGTCGATGTCAACCGACGTCGGCTCCGACGGGGCAGTGAAACGACCGATCGTGAAACTCATCGACGCTCACGCTCCAAACGTTGGACCGCCTGCGCGATCTTCTGGGCCGACTCACGATCCACCGAACCAAGCACGTTGAACACGTAGGTGGCGCCGCCCATGCCCGACGGCAGCGGCGAAGAACCAGGCGTCTTGTTCAACGGAACGACAGCCTCGGGACCGGCCTCACCGATCACCGCAAGCGTCGGCTGTGTCACAATGCCACCCGTCGCGCCACGAACGTTCGTCCCGCCAGGAAGAACCCGACCGTACGAACCGAGCGCCTTCACCGTCCCCGCAGAGTTCCTGATCTCAGGGATCAGCGGGACCGTGAACCCCTTTTGCACCGCATCCAAGAACGCCCGGACAACATCGAGATTGCCCTGATCAAGCTCGGTGATCAGTTGCGTCTTGGTCTCCGGCTTGATCAGGTCGGTCTGCATGATGTAGTCGGCGACCGCCAGCGCGGCACCATCGGCCGCCACCTCAAGATCAGCCCACGACGACTCAGAGTCGGCCATCGTGGTCATCAGCTCGCCGATGGCGTCCTGCGCGTTACGCCACGCCTGCTTCTCGTCGAACTTGCCCTTCAACTTGTCGTACGCCGTACCAAGTTCTTCGGCTGCGTCCTTGACGTCACCGAACTTACCCTCGGTGATTTCGGCTTCCTCGTTCAGCTCTTGGAGCTCGCCGTAGAAATCGACAGTTGACGTTGTGACGTCGTCCGTCTTCTTTTCCCACTGCCCCAACGCACCCGGGACGTCGTTGCCGAGCACAATGTCAATCGCGTCACCAGCGACCCGGAACCCGGTCGCCAAGTCGCCGATATCGATCGTCACCTTGTCGATCGCACGCGACGCCTTGCCAAGCCACCCGATCAACGGCGAATCGATAATCGACTGGATGCCTTCGGCCGCCTCGGTGATGGCCGGCGTCAACTCCTCACCGATCGCCATCTGCAACCGGGTAAACGAGTCCTGAAGGCTGTCCATCGCCGAGCGGAACGCCTTGGCCTTGCGAACCTCGTCCTCGTCGATGACCTGCTCATCCGAGACCGACGCAAGCGCAGCTTGCAAAGAAGCTGCATCCATTTCCATCAGCTCAGCAACTTCGGCGTACGACTTGCCGAACACTTCCTGGGCGGCCTTGGCGCGATCCGTCGCATCAGGGATGGCGCCGATCTTTGACAACGCCTGCACCATCGTCGCGTTGGAGTCGGTCAACCCGTCCTTCGTTTTGACGACCTCAATGCCGTACTCAGTCCACGACGACTTGCCGTCAGCGATGGACTTATTCATCTTCAGGAACGCGCCCTGAATCGTCGACGCCTCAACACCGACGTCAGACGCGACCTCGATCCAGCGCGAGGCATCCTCAACAGCGAGACCGGTTGCATCAGCGAACTTCGACGCCGCCAACGCGCTGTCGGTAAACGCGTTGACTGCCTTGACGCCGAACGCGACAAGCGCTGAACCAGCGGCGACCGCGGCCCCCGCAGCGTTCGCCTTCAGCGAATCGCCAAGCCCACTGAACCCAGCCTTGGCCTTGCCGGCGGCCGTGTCGGCGCTCGCGATGTCCCGCTTCAGCTTGCCGAACGAACCCTTGTCGTCGACCTCGAACAGAACCCTGATTCGTTCGGTCAACGCCATCCGGTCACCCCTTAGCTGAAGTTCTTGCGCAGCACTTTGCTGGTGTGCTTGCGAGCCACGTCCGGCAACTCGCGTTCCATCTCCGCCGACGCCCGATCCCACGCGCCCTTACCGCGCGACGCCGACACCGGACGCCCGCGACGAGACACGCCAGCCTTGCGACCCTCGCTCAACACGCGAGCAGCACCACGAGCTCGAGGTCGTGGCCCGATCTCCAACGTCTGCGCACCGACCGTGTCGAACCGGACACCCATGTTGACCGGCCGGCCACGACGCCAATTCGACAACCCCAGATCGCCACCAGCATCCGCCTGGATGTTGCGGTTGCCGATCTGCTTGCCCTTCACGCCGACGGACTTCATCAACGACTCGTCCGACAACTCCTTCTCAATCCTCGCGACCTTGCGAGCGAGACCGGCAAGCGAGTCGGTGGTCATCAGCTCGTTGCGCGCGTAACCGTGCCTGACGTGGGCCAGGTCGTCGACTTGGCCGCGAGGTCGCCGACGGTGCCGCCGATCGAGGTGTTCGTGCACAGCACGGAGCCGGTGTACTTCGGGTTGTTGACACCAACCGACGCCGAAGTCGGGCGAAGCTCGAACGTCGGCTTGGTGCCGAACAGGCCCCACAGGATGCCGTCGATCGACCCCGAGGTGACGTCGTCCTGCCAGGTGACCACAAGCTGCCCGGACTTCATGCCCGGCTCCGCCTCAGTCCAACCACCGGACGCCATGTCGGTCGAATCGAGCTGCGCCGCGTCGGCAGTCAACACGGCCGACTTGACATGCGCCGAATGGTCGGTGCCCGACAGGGCAAGGTACTCAGAGGTGATCATGAACACGGCCACAGTGGGCCTCCTTTAAGGTGGGGTGTAGGGGGTCAGGTGGCAGCGATGCCGAGGGAGGCGCCGAACGTGATCGTTCCAGTGCCGGTGATCGTGTAGACCACGCGCCAGTAGTCGTCCGTCACCGCACCGGCAACCGAACCCCACTGATAGCCGCGACTGGTCGCAGCCGTGAACGACGTGATCCGATCCGTCGGCGTCGTGAAACCCGAGTTGTCATCGGACTGCACCTTGAGCGTCATCGACGCCGTGCCGGTGCGATCAAGAACGTTCAGGGCAGCGAACATCGACTGCGTCGCCGACAGCGCGCCGAGCTGGTAGCCGGACCCGTTGCCGGTGGAGGACCGGGCAACGTTTGTCGGGTGCGCCCGCACACCACGGACCATCTTCCCGGTCGACGTGCGGCCGGCCAGACGCATCCCGGCGAGGTCACCGACCTGACCATCGATCGGCGTATACGACGTCGACATGCCACGCATGAAGTAGGTGGGCGACCCGTCGGCCGAACCGATCGACATCGAATGCACGACATCCTTCGTTGCGAACTGTGACCAGGTCGTCGCATCCAGACCGAGCGCTGCCATGTCGGACATGCCGGTGATGTCGAACATCGCCGTCGCCAGGCCGGCCTCAAGCGTGGTCCAGCCCGTCGAGCACAGCCCGGTCGAATCCAACGCCGTGCATTCGGCGTTGAACACTGCCGTCTTGGCGTTGCACGCAATCTCGAGGTCGCCCGCAAGATACGAGATGTCGGCATTCATGTAGACGGCCATCAGGCTTCAGCTCCAACCTTGTGAACGTGAACCTCGAGCGGTAGACGCGCCGTCGCCGTCACATCATCCACCTCGGCCCGCGGGATATGGCAGGTGTCAGCGACACCGCCCAACGTCTTGTCCGACATCACCGCATCAATGATCGACGCAGTGTTCCCGGTGCCGACCGACAGGAAATCGTCGAGCCGGCGGCGGGCGGATTCGTCGGCGAACCCGTCGGCGTTCAACGGGCCACACTCGACAACCAACACGAACCGGATGGTGGCCAAACCGACCGACGTGCCCGTCACCCAATAATCGACGTAGTCGACCGGGTCAGCTTCGATCGTGATCCGAGGGAACACCGCGGCACCGGTCACCCGGTACGCCTTCACGTCAGACTCGCGGCCCGACATGACCAGGTTCAACTGCGCCTTCAACGCTTCACGAATCGGGGCGATCGTCAACGCCATCAGATCGGCCCACCGATACCGGCCTTCGCCTCTTCACGGCGATAGCCCTTCAACAGCATCTTGGCCTTGTCTTCGATGAACTGCTCGAACCCTGCGGCGTTCTGCGCGTTGCGGAAATCCCACATGTCTTTCGCGATCACGTAGCCGGCGCGGACAACCTGCTCAGGAATCGCTGCCCAACCCCAGGTGGCGGTCACGGCGACGGTTGCCCGATAGTTGTCAAACTTCCAACGCGACCCGATGTATCGGATCGACTCAAACGGGCGGGTTTCGCCAGCCCAATCCAAACCGTTGATCGGTTCCAACTGGTAACCGCCAGTCGACGACGCCCACACCGGGACCGTCTCACCGTCGTTCGTCACCGCCGTCACCGTCGTGCAGTCATGCACCCGGATCAGATCCTGACCGACCGCACGAGGCGCGTAGTAGCGGGTCGACGCCGTGGTAGCAACCACCCACTTACGGCCCGACACCTTCGTGACAAGCGACTCCGCAGACGACGCCACATTGGCAAGGTCCGGGTAGTCCTCGGTCGGGATCTCGTTCCGGAGATACGTCGCAAGTTCTTCAGGGGTGAACAGCGCCACGATTTACTCCTCGTCGGAAACGTCGACCTCTACAGCCGATTCGGTGGACGCCTGCACCTTCGGCGGGCGGCCACGGCGAGGCGCCTCAGACGGCACCTCAGACACCTCTACAGGGACCGTGGAGGCAAGCACGAGACGACGGGCACCCTCGCCAGCATCAACCCACACCACAGGGGCAGTAACAACCTCAAGGTCACCCTTGCGGAGCTTCTCCTCCCACAGTTCCAGGGCGTGGCCCGCAGCGGGGACATCCATCTCAAAGAGGACGCCCGACGCGCTGCGGACCACGACCGTGGACGACATCAGCGAGGAACCCGGAACGCCCGAACAGCACCCGCGTAGGAGGCTGCAAGATCGATCTGGATGGTTCCGTCCGACTGCATGAACCGGGCCGACTCCAGGCCGGCGACAGTCATGTCGCCAGAGGTGGCCGGAACGGAGATGTCAAGGTTGCCGACACCCGAACCGAGAGCAGGCGGGCTGTCGCCGGCGACGATCGTGGCAACACGATCCGAGCCGTTGGTGTTCGTGAAGCGCAGAACGAGCTCCTCGAGCGGGAAGTCGACCGTCACAACATGATCGTTGGTCGGGTCGGCGACGGTGCCAGCATTCGTGGCAGCGCCGGTACGGGAAAGGGTGACGACGGGGACGTCGGTACGAGCCATGGGGGATGTCCTTTCAGACGAGAGTTGGGGGGAGGGATGGCAGGCGGGGGTCGGGGGGAGGAGATGGCAGGCGGGGGTCGGGGCGACCGACCCCCGCCAGGTCATCAGGTCTGGGAAGCGATGACGGTCGCGATGCCGTCCGGACGGACGAGCTTCGCGCCGTACACGTGCAGACCCTTGAGGGCGTCGCTGAACGAGTCCTCCGGGCGGTACGCCTCAACCTTGTTGATCTGCTCAGCGAAGCTGATCGCCTTCGGGTAGCCGGCGATGACCGCATAGTCGTCGCCGGTCACCAGCGGAGCGTTGTTCGACATGAGCACGTCGAAACCGAGAGCCCGGCCGACGATGCCGTTACGCAGCGCCTGATCGGTGCCCGACGCGTCGACACGGACGAACTTGTCCTCTTCGAGGAGCAGACCGTGGTACCAGGCGGGAACCACAACGAAACGGCCCTGCTGAGGCACGTTCGCCTCGTCGAGCTTCACCTTGAGCCGACGAAGCTGCGTGTAGGCGAGAGCGGCGGTCGTGACCGACACGGTGCCGATCTGGTTGGCCGACTGGGCGCCCGTGTACAGGCTGGCGACGTACTGGTCGGCGGTGTCACGCAGCGCGTAGACGGCCTCCATGAGACCGCCCTCAAGCTCGCCACCAGGCGACTGGGCGGCGTCGACGTCGTCAACCTCGAAAGCGAAGTACTTGGCCTGGTCGATGACGAGCGACCGCTGTGCGTCGGTGAGCTGCTCGGGGGTGATGGTGGTCGAACCCTTGGTGTAGGACGCGACCGTTGGACGGGAGATCGAACGGATACGGACGGTGTCGCCCATGTTCGCAATCTCGCCCTCGTAGTCGCGGTTTGCGACACCGGGACCGGCGTACACCAGTTCCTTCTTGAGGGACTCGAGCATCATGGCGGACCAGATCTCGGGGATGAACGTGATAGCCATAGCAGCTATCTCCTTTCAGGGGGAGGGGTTGTGGGGTTAGGCGTCGCCTGCCATGACTGCGGTCAGCAGCCCGGCCCGACGTGCCTGCTCAATTTCGGCCGACGACTTGCCCTTCAGATCAGCGCGAGTCCACTGGGCCGGCTTGTCGGACTGGCGGCCACCATCGGCAGAACCGGGGGCAGGCTTCGTCTTCCCGAACAGGTACGGCTTCGATTCACGCAACGCCTTGATCGCCTCATCCACACCCTTCACCTCATCACCGTCGATCTCGACAGCGTTCGGTGGGAGCAGGGCGAGCACAGCCTCAGCGTCAATCGCACCAGCTTTCGCCGCGGCAGCCGACACGGCTGCACGGGTGAGCGCCTTCGCGATCCGTTCCTCCGCAGCGGCAGCCTTGGCCTCAGCCTCGGCAGCCTTCGCCACAGCACGTTCGATCTCAGACTTCTTCGAGTCCTCGAGCTTCGCGAGCTTGTCGGCGGCAGAGGCGTTCTGCTTGGCAAGCGCCTCGTTCTTTCGGGCCATGCTCTTCCACTTCGCCAGTTCGGCGGCCAGGTCGGGCGTGCCCTCAGTAGAGGTGTCGTCGTGGGTGTCCGTTTCGGACGTGGTATCTTCGTCGGCCATTTCGGCTTCCTTTGTGTGTCAGCCCGACCCCATTTCGGGGAACAGGCAGAGAACTCAGACGAGCAGCAGGAACAACTCGTCCTCGTCGTCAGAGATCGACCAGGCGATCTCACCGACAGCGAACGAGCTGGCAGCCACCGACATTGCGGTAGCGCCCATGCTGAACGTCGAACGGACACCGGCAGCCACCGAACGGGCAGCAACACGCAGCGTCCCGACACCAGCACCCACCACATCGGCAGGCACCAGCACCACAACTGTTTCTACGGCCACTGTGAGGGCCGTAGACGTGAGCGGCGGCGCCGAGACGACACCAACCGCAACACTCGAAACCTTGACCGTCAGCGACGACGAGCCGCCACGGAACATGGCGACACGCTGCCGACGCGACAGGCCACCAAGATCCGCGGTGGCCACATCTGCGGCAGCCGTAAGGCTCGCCGACACCGACGACGACCCCGCCAACGTGGCGAACATCGCATTCGGATCAGCCTCAGAAACACCGAGACCGCCGACAACTAGGGCGCCATCTTCGGGCAGGCCGAGGCCACGTGCGACGATCGCCATCGGCTACTCCAAACGTTCGCGACGCTCCGCACCAGCACCCGCATAAGCGGTTAGCCCGGCGGCATCCTGGAACAGATCGGCCACATACAGCACCGTCGTCCCATCCGTGTCGTACACCGTCACCGTCCCGGCTGTCGGATCCGTGACCGTCTTGTTCCGCAACACGATCTGAGCGAACGACAACGCCTCACCCATCGACCCCACCGACGCGTTGTCGGCCGTCACAGCCGACCACACCGACGCCGCCAACGACTCCGGAGACAACGTCGAAAACGGAGTGATCTCCGCCTCAAGTGTCCCCGTCGCATACGACGTCAACGTGACCGTCGACGAACCATCAAGCGCCGCGACAGCGAAACCGTCACCGATCAAAATCCCGACCGTCGACGACGAGTTCGTGATCGTCGCTTCAGCGTTCAAGATCGCGACGACGTTCGCCGACACTGAGCTCGAGCCGTTGATCGTCGCGACCGCCGACACCACAAGTTGGGCGGTAGCAGCCACACTGGACGAGCCGTCCAGCAACGCCTCAACGTTCCGGCCGAGCGCACCCGCAGCAGTCGTGGACGAGTCACCGCGAATCAGCGTGTACGACGACATGCCGCCCGGATCAATCGGCAGAATCCACGAATACGGTGGGAGGTAGCCGTTCGGCGTCGCCGCCAACGGGCTATAGCTGGCCCAGCCGGTGAACCGGCATCGGTTGGCGCCCGACTTCGACGACTGCGACCGGTTGTCACTGATCGTTGAACCAGAGAACGCCCGGCCCGGATTCTTCGCAAGCACCGTGTAGTTACCCAACAGGGCCACGGTCAGCTCCAGGCGAAATCGAGGTGACCGTAGAACGCCGAGTTGACCGGCGTTGCAGCACCCGCATACATCAACCACGACAGGTTCGCACCGTCATACACCCGGGGCAGCGACGGCACCTGATTCAACAGGTCACGCTCAGCAGCCACACCGATCGTCGTCATCGGCAACGTCAACAACGGACGACAGATCACCAGGTTGAGGATGCCTGACGTGTACGTCGCGGACAGGTTGAACTGCTGCACAGACTGGATGCCTGAGTCTCCAGCAGCGAGCGGTATGAACGGGCCGTACTTGCCTGCGCCGGTACCCGAGTAGACGATGTTTCCCTTCGGAGCCGCCGTCGTACCAGCAGGCAACACCGTCGGCGTCGTCTTACCCGCCGTGCCCGCCTGGTTCGTGTACGTGATCTGAATGTTCGGCGTACCCGCACCCATCGCCGTCGTTGCCGAACCCGACGAACACACCACATAAGCACGCAGCCCTGCGCCGTTCGTGTGACGGCCGGTCGGAAAGACCACCGTGTTGTTGAGCGCCTGGTTGCCGGTCGTCGTGACCGTCGTGATCGGGTAGAACCCGAGACGATCCACCAGCATGAACACACACGGCATCGTCGTCGCAGCAGCCGAGAAGGCGCTCGCGTTCACAATGTGCTTCGTATCAGTCGACACGTCGCCGCCATGCGGGATACCAGGCGACGTCGTCGACGTGTCAGACAACGCCTGAAACGCCAGGTTCGTACCCGTCCCGTACGCCGTATCCGACCCCGGGTTGCCGGCGCCACACGCCAGGTCATACCAGAGACCGGCAGTCTGCGCCGTCGTCGGCAAAGCGTTCTTGTTCCAATCGGTCCGCAGGAACTTGCCGTCCGTCGTGGTCGACGTGATGAAATCGTCAAGGCTTGAGAAGCCCATATCTATCTCCTCAGTTCCAGACGACCGTCAGGTCACCATGCAAAGCAGTAGCGGCCAGCGACCCGGCAGGGCACGCCAAAAAGTTCAGGTAGGCGTCATCGACGATTCGTGGCAACTGCCCGAAATCCAGCAGGTAGTTCACCTCTACCGGTGCGTCAATACCCCTCAGCGACAGTTGGGCGAGCGGCTTCACCAACACCAGCGCAAACAAGCCGACATCGGCGCCGTTCATCGTCACCGACTCAATCGAACGAACCCCCGTGTCACCCGCCTGCAACGGGATAAACGGGCCCCGAGCGTTGGCGTTCGCACGATCCGACGTGACGATCGACCCGTTCACCGACACCGCATTCTCGATCACCGTCTGCGACGTCCGACCCGCAACACCATCCGAGTTCGTGTAAGAGAACTGGAAGGTTTGCCCGCCGGTACGACCGGCCACCGACACCGCCATCACCTGCACACCCTCACCATCGGTGTAGCGGGTGAGTGTCTGCGTGTTGTCCAACGACTGGGCGTCAGTCGTACCCTCATCGATGAACGGGTAATAAAACAGGTAGTCACACAAGATCATCGGCATCGGCAACGCCGTCGCCGTCGACGTCATCACCGTCACCCGCTTCAAATGCTTCGTCAACGGCGACACGTTCCGACCGTGATTCAACCCCTGCTCATCCGAGTAGGACATCGGCACCCCCACCAAAGGGGACGCCGCATAATACTGCGGCACCGGATTACCCGGCGACATCGACAGATCAAACCACACACCGATCGTCGACACCTGCGACGGCGACTTACGCCAAGTCGAATACCACGTTTGGCCGGCGAGCTCGGCGTCGGCCAACGCCTGCACGCTCGAGAAGCCCACCGTTACGCCTCGGTGATGTCGAGCGCACCCGCAGCGAACTGGGGCTGAATGCCCGTCGACACCGACAACGACGACGACAGGGCACCCGAATACAGGATCTCCGTCGACCCCGAAGGCGTCACCGACACATGCGTGATCGTGTTCGACCCCGACGAACACTGCGGAAACTGAATCAGGTTGTCGTTCGTCGCCGTATCACCCGTAACCGTCCACGCCGAAATAGCACGCGACACCGTCACCAACGCATACGACCCGTACGTCGCCTCAGACGTCGACGAGTTGCCAGCCTCACCCGGATCAGCCGTATGAAGGTGGATGTCAAGATCGGTCGCCGCAGCCCACGACGGCGCGACCGCCGTGAAGATGTACGACAGAATCGACGTTTCCGTCGCATTCGACTTGCTCATGCTGGCTCCTCGATGATGACGCTCAACGCGCCGACAGGGATGCGGAACTCGTCGCCCGCCCTCAACTCGGCCGGCGCCAAACGGCCCGACCACAAGAACACGCCACCGACACGCGACGACCACACAGAGAACGCCGACAACGACTCATCAGCGACCACATCGCCAGAACCCCAGAACAACTCGTCCGAATTCCTGGCGACACCATCAACCGGATCGGCGAACAACAGCGGGCGCCGACCGCGACACGCCGCCACATTCGACACACCCTCACCCGGATCACCCGTGTGCAGTTGCAGAAACGGTGTCTCCACCGACCAAGACGCCAACCCACACAAGACGCCCAGCAGGCGGGCGTGAGCGTACGAACCGAGATGCTCAGGCACCGACCGGCTCCTCGATCATGCCGACCGCCTTGCCAGACGCGTCACGCTCAATCACTCGACGCATCTGCGTCGCCTTCGGCGCCTCAGGCTTCACAAAACCGGCAGGCAAACCGACAATGTTGCGAGCCTCATCCGGGGTCACAATCACATCGACCGCCGGAACCAGCTTCGCCAACAACTCTGCCTCAGACAACTCACGCTCCGGACCATGATCGGCAGCCGCGATCCGCTCACGCTGCTCGGCCTCAGCAACCAACATGTCGCCAAACCGGTCGATCTGCGTCTGCGAATACCCGGCGTCCTCCCACAACTGACGCACCGGCACACCCAACGACATCTTCTTCAAGAGCGAATCCGTGTGCTCCGCTTCCGAACGGGACTCTGGATCGGTCCAAATCGTCTCAGCCATACGAGCCTCAGACCGGCGATCATCCAAGACGGCAAACGCAAGACGCATCACCTCTTCCCACGACTCGCCGAAATGGCGATGCCGTGACCGGCACTTCGCAATCAGGCCCGTCTCAGTCGCCTTCAACGACTCACCAGACGGAAACGACCCGCTCGAGCCGAGCAGGTAATGCGGCGGCGTACGAGTACGCGACGCCAACGACTGCACCCTGTTCTCAAGCGCAGCCACATAGTTCCCGAGGTTCGACTCACCGAACTCACCGAACCGGGCCGTATCCGACTCCACCGACCACAGGCGGTCAACCGCCGACGCATACGCCTGCAACGGCTTCCCCGTCACCGGATCAGTCGGAATCTCCACACCAGTCGCCCAACGCTGCTTGAACGCAGAAAACTCGGCGGCAACCATCATGTCGCACACCAGCTTGTTGATCTGGTTCTGAACCGAGATCACATCGGCAATCTCCGAACGACCCTCACCCAACAGGCGAGGACGGTTCCGGAACTCGACGATCGGCACCACCCCGAGCGGGTTGTCGACATACTCGTCGTCGAGCGGCTTCCACATCGCACCCAACACCTCGAGGCGACGATCACGCCCCGAATCCGTCCGATACTCATCCAACGTGATCGCACGCTTCGACTGGAACTTGTAGATCCCGTCAGGCAGATACACATTCGCCCGAACATCGCCAGTCCACTCATCGACCCACGACTTGATCGCAGCCGCACGCTTACGCTGCGTCCCGTTCTCGTAGGCGACGAAACACTGGCCCGGATGCTCAACCGTGATCTCAGGCTGATCATCCTCGCCGAACCACACCATCGCAAACGCCGAACCCGTCTGAAGGGCCGTCGAATGCAACATTTCCGAATCGGCATCCAGGCAGTTCTCCTGCCAGATCCGCCACGCATCCTTATCGCCGGCCGGATCATCACCCATCCGGAACCCCTCCACATGGAGACGTTCCTCAACGGCATCAACAACCAGAGCCATCCAGTTGTCAGACACGCCACGCAACATCGTGGCGAACTCCTGCCGATACTCCGTCGTGACGAAGCTCAGAGGATGCAAACCGTCGTAATACTCCTCGTACATCCGCACCCGAGGAGCACGGACCATCAGGCGACGGTGCAACTGTGTCAGCCACCAAATCGGCGAACGTGGTTCCATACGTTGTTCGCCTCCTCAGCAACTAGATCCCGGCGTTGAGAGACGCCCTCGTACGCATCGTCTTCGACTTCGGGGGCGGCGCCGAGAGCAACGACCTGGCAACAGTCCAAGAAACCAGAGGAGCCAGCGACACCGTCGCCGCCTTCCGATCCCAGGTCCACGCGTTGCCGTGGTACTTCGCCGATGCCTTCTCGCCAGCAGTACGCAACTGGTCGGGGTCACCCTTAGGTCGCTTTGCCGACCCGTTGTTCACAGCGAACTCGATGTCGCTACAGGCCGTCCGGTACTGAACTGCCGTCAACGGCTTGACCAAATCGGCATCAAGGCCGACCGACTCGAAGTGCTCCCGGATCGTGCCGAGCGCCGCGATCGCGTCGCCGTTCGTACCGTCCAAACCAACAGCCGTCGGGCGCCACTTCGCCACCTTCTCGGCCAGAAACTCGGCAAGCCATCCGTCGCCATGCTGGTGATGGATCACCTCGCCGTACGAGTGCCCCAACGACCCACCACTAATGGACACCGACGCCCACCCGCGATGCACGTCGTAAGCCATCGTGCACTCACCAGGTCGCACCGGCTCGCCACCGAGAACCTCAGAGGCGAACCAACACTCCTGATTGAGCTTCGGTTCCGGACCATCGGCAGGCGGTAGCGGATCAGGGATACCGAGACGCTCCCGAAGGAACTCCCCTTCACTGCCACGCATCGCGTCAAGCTCGGCCTGCACGGCATCCTCGCTAATGCGAATGCCGAGCGCCGGCACGGCCTGATACCAGGCGT